ATCATTTGGATTTACGGGGATTTCTTGATTTTCAAATATATCAGCACCTTGTTCCATTCCGCAGTCAACAAGAATATTTTTTCCGTTCGTTTCTATTAGCGTACAACTGCCCGTAACTTCGTGTGCCGCACCTAAAAATGTGATTTTCATACTAACGCACTTCCTTTCTATTTTATTTATACCACCAATTTCGGCTTTAGTAACAAATAAATTGTATTTTTTTATATTTTAATGTATAATATTTTTGAGGTGTTTGGTATAAAAAAAGAGCTTTAAAGCTCTTTTTTGATTTCCTTGAGTAAAGCAGTGCAACCTTCAAGTACATCATTGTATGTCACATCAAAATCACCTGTGTACCATGGATCCGCAATATCTCTCAGATTGTCGGACCAATCAAGTAAAAGGTGTATTTTGTTTTCGGTATCATTCGGTAACATACGTTTCATATTTCGTAAATTGTAACTGTCCATACCGATAATGTAGTCATATTTGGCATAGTCGGATTTTTTTAATTGAACCGCATATTTTCCGTCAACGGAAATACCGAATTCCGCAAGCTTTTTGCGCGTACCATAATGTACACCGTTCCCGATTTCCTCTGTACTCGTTGCCGCAGACGCTATGTAAAACTCATCACTAAGCCCTGCCTTTTTAACTAAATCTTTCATCACAAACTCCGCCATCGGCGACCTGCATATATTGCCGTGGCAAACAAAAAGTATCTTAATCATAATTTTTCCTTTCATAAAAAGCCGTAAAATGCCGTGGTTTGCCCGTATTTGCGGTGTCTTTCAAACGATTAAAAAACATGCTTGACAAGAGCGTAATCTGCAAAACACGGCAAATAAGGGCAAATCGAGGACACCGTTAGTAGTAAGATAGTAGTAAAAATCCGAGTGTTTACTACTAAGGATTTTTAAGAATATTATTCGTTCCTAAATAGACCATATTTTCTTATCAAAAATTTTAATTCCCTATTAAAATTCGACCAAACTCTTATATATTTTTTTACATATGATAAAGAACAAATTTCTGCATTGTTTTATTTAGTTTTTTGACATCTATCATCCTCTTACTTATTTGCAAGTGTCCTTATCGCATAGTTAGCATCATTTTTTAAAATGTCAGTTATACGCTCTGAAACATACTTATCTTTTATTTCACCATTTATACACATGATTAGCAAATGTTTTCTAACATAATGAGAAGGGTCAATCGCACCATCATAAAGTTTACGTTCAACACGGTCTTTATAACTAGTAACCAACATTTTTGCTAAACAGTTGCAGGCAATTCGTCGAACCATCCAATACTCATCCTCAAAGCATTGAAAAATAATCGAAATAATCATAGCATCTATTTTAGTGGGATCATGTATATAACAGCGTATATATTGCTCCATACACTCTACAAGGGCCACCTTTGTAGAATTATCCTTCTTTGCAACATCAAAACACCATTCCAATATCTCATCTTTATCGACTGTACCTATGATAATCTTCAACATAAGTATTCGATAGAATAAGACACTTTTTGAATTGCCTATAAAAGATATTGTTTTAGAAACATCAATTTTTTCAATTGCTTCTACTAATTCTTGTGTTATAATTACACTTCCATTATTCGTATAAACCAAAGCATCACATAAACAATCTATACAGTCATTCTTTATATCAGCTGATGTTTGACTATTTAAAACCTCAACACATAACGGAATTAGTCTATCGTTAATAATCTCGATCATTTCAGTAGTGCAGTGTTTACGAATTGCATTTTTTATTGCCAAATATGGTTTATCTAAAAATCCACAATATGCACCTAGATTTTTATTAGCTTCAAACTGATATCTCGCTCTTTTAACTTGATCAGAAACAATCTGATTCCAGTCACCATTGCCAATGTTGATATCATAAAAAAGTTTTTCACTTCCGTTCAAACCATTATTAGGGACTAATGCAAGAACTTCAAAAACTTCTTTATTCTTATTAACCAAAGCTGCAATAAATTGTGGATGACCACCATTACTAACAATAAATTCAACTTTTTCTTCAAGTACTTTACAAAGTTCCACTTGCACTTCATAAGAAACGTCTTCAACTTTTAAATACATCAAAATATCAGTCAGCTTCCTACCCAAATGAAAATGCTGTTCACGAATAATTTCTGTCAGCATTTCAGCCACACCAATTGGATTTAGGCGTTCAATATTTTGGTAAATACAGTCAAAAAAATCCTCTGATATATCCCAACGAACAAAATTGGCAGCATCTTTAAGATATGCCTCCACGTCTGCAAAACAAGCATCCGTCATATACATTCCAAGTTTTGTTATCACCGCACGCTTCATAGCCTCTTTAGAAGGATATATCGCTTCATTTGCCATTCGCCATAGTTTATCAGCATTAGAAGTAATTGAAAGATACATATCATCCCATCTATGGTCTATAAAAGTTTTAAAAGTTTCTCCATCCCCATTTAACACCAAAATTTTTAAACAATTGAAAAGAAGCGGATCCTTACCCGTCAGCTCATCATACTGATACAATACTTTGACAAGCAAATCACGTGCTATCATCATATGCGAGTAAGAACCATACAACATAGCTACAAAAAAATAGTTTTCCACATCATTGATAACACTAACAATACTAGTTCCCATAAGTATTGTTCCAGGTTTAGCCATTTTGATTCTTTTTGTTTCATTTGCAAGGGTTTCAAAAATATTGCTCACATAACGATCAAGGACTGGTAGATATACGATTGTATTCAACTCATCTAATTCCTTCTGTCCTTTACCATTATAAAACGGTTTTCGCTCTATAGCAAAAATTTCGTTCTCAAAATTTCTACAATCAATCAATATATTTGCTATAATCCATGGAGGCATTTCCGCATTTTTTGCTAATGAGAGTGCTTGGTTCTCCGCTATCAACGCATCATTGATATCCCCAACTATTTTATGTCGAATTGCATCCCAACGTCGGTTCAGCCATTTAGTATCTGAATACAAATCAGAGACACAATTGATTAAATATAATATGTCTTTGTCAGAAACATCACCTTGTCCAGTAATCAACCAATCTAAAGCTGCCACACCAAATTCGTGAAGAAGCGACTGCTTAGGTGCATCTGCTCCCTTCAACTGAGGAAGCCCCAGCAAATCAAATATGTGGTTATAACAACTACTAAACAAGGCGATATCTGTTTTTGTTGGAATACTATTCTTAGATTGCTGAGCAATATTAGATAAGAACATTGTTTCCGTATCAGATTCTTGGTCATTTCCTTTTAAATTCATATTTTGAAAATACCTTATGACATTTTCGATGATATCTTTTCGGACAACTTTTTCAATATTATCAAAATCAGACATTAATCTATATGTACAATAATCGTTTTCTTTCACATTATTTTTAAGCGAAACTGCACTTAACTCTGGCATAGAGTTATCCTCAAGAAAATAGATTAACATAGGCTTTTTGTGTTTAATAGCCAAAGCATACTCGGTAGCTGTACCATTCCTCACTTCACCTCTAACTAACAGGACAACAATATCTGCTCGAATCAACTGCATCTGATAAAATTGACTAGACGGCATAATTGATGCATAGTCCTCGATGATAAACGGATTAAGATACGGACATTCTTTTAGATAATCCTTAATCTTACATCTAACTTCACCCCATGCTAATCCCCCTTCATTACTCTGTGCTGAACTAATAAATACTCGTAGTTGCTCATCATTAGGGAAATCATTTTTACGCATAACAATATCTCCTTCTTCACAAAATCTATTGATAAATAAGTAATTTAAATAACTGCCTATTTTCTTCAAAATATTAACTAATTCATTTGAGAAATTCAATTTTTCTATTAAATAATTATACCACACACCATACATTATATCAATTTAGCACCCAAACCATAGCATGAGTGCCATCTGTGCAAAGTATATTCAAAGTATAAACTTAGTGTCAATGTTATTATCTAAATTATATGGATGAGTGGAGTGGCCATCATCAATAATAATATCTATATCTTATACTCATATAATTCACTATTGTCTGAAAATAATCCAATAGCAAGCATACATTTCTTTTAACGTTAGTTTGCAAATGTTTTGATTCAGCTCGTTTTGTATGACTCAACTATATTGCAAATTACTACCGCAGCAGTAATAAGAATTGATGTTTTTTTACTCCAATTCATTTTCTTCAATTTTTAATGTGCATCTAAAGTGTTTATAACACTATTCTCTAATTTAATCTTATCTATATTAGGACAATTGTGCACGTATATGTCCATCGATCGTCGCATCTCCCTTCAATATATTGGATGCATCTTTTATTCTGAACCTTCCAACATTTGATGCCACATATTCTATAATTCTTGCCGCTTCAATATTAATCTCATCATTTTCATTTTTTCGACTTTTAATTATATCAATAGCCCAGTATGCTATAGCATCATAATCATTCCAAATATGAAAACCTTCTTGCAATACACCTGAAACTCTTCGTATTTCTCGCAATGCAACCTCAAATGATACATCAATTACACTAATGAATAGACCTAAAACGTCTTGTCTAAACTCAACTATTAAATGCCATATTAATTTGCCATCGGAATCACTATTCAAAAGGTCAATTAATCGAATCATATCTAATTGTCCATACTCTCTATATTTCGCAAGTAATTTTTCTGCTATTTCTTCCGGTGATTCATAATTTAGCCTGCCACGAATAGCAACTAAATCTTCATACATTTCGTTAATATTCTCGTATCTACTATCTGAGTTAGGTGCAGTAGCTTTATATACAACAGATGAATACTTATGTGGTGTCCCTGACATGTTTCCATCCATTATATAGTCTATCGTTTTTGCTAGTGAAAACATATCTGTTCTAAAATTTCCATCTTTCAAAGCAAATAGCTGAGTTGGATCGGTAAACCACGCACGTCCTACAGCTTGTGTAGTAGTTGTTTGATGGGAATATTTGCTAAAGACATCTTTCGCCAGTCCAAAATCCGTAACCATCCATTTTCCCGAACGTCCTAATAATATATTACCCGGATGAAAATCCCGATGTATTACTCCTTTATTATGCAGATATTTCATACATTCAGCACACCTCATCACAATTTCATCTTTTTCCTCATCAGATAATGTTTTCTTTTCAATATAACTTTCTAATGATATGCTCGCCTTTTCCATTGAATATATAAGAGCCTGCGGATCATAATCAAACACATTAAGTGTGTAACCGCTATTATTCTGTTCGCTCATAATCTCATATTCTCTCTTAAACCTATGTACTGAGCCTGCATCAGCTTTTTCTACAATATTAAGCACTTTGTAAACTCGAGATTCATCTGTAGGGCAACGATATACATTGCAAAACCCACCTTCCCCCATTTTGTCATATTCCTTAAATTCAACAAATTTCAAAGAAAGTTTACTGTTATCTATTCCAAATTCCTGATTTGAAATGCTCCATAATGCATTCAATGAATTAAGAATTTTATCTTTTAGTTGAAATATACTATATCCCGCTACAGTTAAATCAGCTACTCTATTTTCAATATATTTGTTAAAATAGTAATCAATAAAATCTACCAATTTTTCTTCATCAGCTAGTTGACACAAAAAGTCGTAAAAAATTTCCACACAGTAATTATTATCATCCAAAATCGTCGTTTTCCATCCCATATCATAACAATATTCATACAGAGCTGTTTCATCAATTCTTATATTTTCCGGAAGATCGACGTTTCCTAGACCAGAAAGCAGTATTGCTATATTCTTTAAATCGTCAATTTTATATTCCATCTTTTTAAATCCATTCTAAATAATATATGATAGAAATCAGAACTTCTTATTACTCTGATTAATAAGCATACTGTATCATTTCAATATCTTCTTCAAAAACAATTTTATCTTGTTCCTCAATCTTTATAGTCATATATTGCCTACTTCCCTGTAATCTGTGATTGACAACTACTAAATTTAGCGTCACATAATCAGAAATATTTTTTTGTATTTGACCATTAGTAATTTGAAAATACCTACAATTATTTTGAATAGCTTCATAGATTCTATTTCCTATTCCGCAATCAGCTACTTTCTGCCCAAAGATATCTATGGCTTCGCGGGTATATAATATACTGTAGGGAATATTAAATTTGTTTGTGTGAGTATAGCAATAGTCTCTGGCTACAATATAGTCATCTATGACTTTATTCAATCTTTTATTATTAATCAATATACCTATTATTTCTCTAATGTTTGCACATATTTGATTTCTGTTATTTTCTACAATATTACGAATTTCTTCATTTATCCGTCTATTATTTCTAATTTCTCTCATATGAAATGCAACTGGATTATGTAACGGACAATTAACATAGTTTACCTCTGAATAGTTTGGTAATCCATCTACATTGTTTTTATAATGTCGACCGTGCAGGTTAGTCCTTCCAGTGTTTTCTTCCTGATACTGTACACCAAACAAATTTATAATTTGAATTGGATTATTGCAAGCAGGGCAAATCGCAAAATATGGAGTTTTATATCGTCTGGGATTTTGATAAAATGGAAACGCTTTATGTGTTTTTTCTATAAAATTTTCTCGAGTTAATTCATATTCTTTTCCATCTCCAACTGAAAATATATTCATCTTTTGACCTCACCTTTTTGTTATTCATAAAAATACTTCTTCAATCGATACTTATGTTCTCTCTTACTTCTATCATTTATCTACGCTACCTTCATTCAGAAAAAAATAATAGACTTTTATTGTATAATTATACCACATCTCATACATCATATCAATTCACAAATCCGACATTTTTTAACAAAAAACAAACAAAAAAACAGGCACCCAAGCTGTAGCCTGAGTGCCGTCTATGCAACATTATCATATAACCCTGAACATCTTCTGAGTTATTAAATTTCTTCTTGAATTTTTATCAAGTTCATTTCTCGCATTATTCAAATCTTCCATACGTTTTAGTTCGTCCTCGGCATCTTCAAGACCGAGATGTGTATAAGTGTTTAGTGTTACGCCTATGTCGCTATGCCCCATAATGTACTGCAATGTCTTTGGGTTCATTCCTGATTTCGCCATGTTACTGCAATAGGTATGTCTGCAAACGTGTGGCGTAATATTCGGTATCTGTATACGGTAAATATCGTTGTATCGCTGTACCATATGGTTAAAACGGTGTTCCCAATGCATTGCCACAAGCGGATTGTTATCTTTATCATAAAACAAAAATCCGGCATATCCGTCAATCATTTTTTCTCTTTGCTGCGGTTCTCTGTCCTCAATAATAGCTTGAAAACACTTTGCCACTTCCTCGGTAATCGGAAGTTTTCTTGTTCCGGCATTGGTTTTCGTTGATTCAATCACATACTGCATATCCGATGTTCTCTGAAGCTGATGGTCAATATTTACAATTCGGTTCTTTAAATCAATATCTTTGAGTGTCAAACCGCAGAATTCCGATATTCTCATTCCTGTATGGAATAGGATATAAACCACCTCATAATACTTACAATAGCAGTTATCATCATGCACGAATTTCAAAAACTGTCGCATTTGCTCTCTTGTTATTGCAGTTCGTGTATGTGAATCATTCACCACAACTCCGGCAAGCTGAAATTCAAATGGATTCTTATTTAAAATATCATCATCAACAGCCATCTGAAATGCAGGTCTTAGAACTCCGCGTACCGACTTGACTGTACTGTAACCTTTGCCGTCACTCTGCATTTTAATAAGGAAAAGTTTTGCATCCGATGTTTTAACGTCTGCTATTTTCGCCTCGCTAAATTCCTCTTTTTTCAAGATATTCTTTACAAAGTTATAGTTTGCAACTGTACTGTGTTTTGCTCCTGTTTTTGTGGATAGGTATCGCTCTACAAGTTCGTTCACTGTTATATTTCTTTTCATCGGATCTAACTGTGATTCCAAATCGTATCCTATCTGCTTTTCAAGTTCCCTCAGTGAAAGACACGGTTTCTTTCCTGCAGGTAATTTGTCCGTAGGTTCAAGTTTCCAACTGTACACAAAATGCGGTTTGCCTGCTATATGATACTTAAACTGATATTTTCCGTCTGCTCTCATTGACTCTCCCGCTCTCAAAACTCTATGTTTTGAATCGCGTCTTATTCTTCCTCTGATCCCCATTATCTGCACCTCCTAAGTTCCGGATGTTTTAAGATATACCTCTCAAATGCCGTTCTGATAATCAATCTTCGACTGCCATAGAAAACGATAAAATCATGAACCGTTTTTTCTCTGATAAGAGAATGAAACTTTCTTTGGCTGAGGTTGAAATATTCAATCGTTTCTGACAGATTTAATAAATCCTTTTTCTCTGCTGTTGCTCTCTGCATAAAATTTCTTCCTTTCTGTTCTTTAATTTTCACTTTTAGTTTGATTATAAGCTTTATTAAGCTTGCACTATATATCACTCTAAAAGCTCATAAAGTCAACTACTTACGGCAAATAAAATCAATTTATATCGTAGAAATTCGGCAGAGATGTTCCTCAAATTTAGGACGTATTATTAAATATCTGTTGCCACTGTAAATAGAGAATACTCCGAGATTATCTTCCGCCAGTCTGCGGATTTTTTTGACTCCGATATTGAAATATATACTTGCTTCTCTTATGGTAAGCATATATTTTTCTCCGAGTGTTATAGGTACATTTTTCTCTTCATTCATTGCAATCACCTCTGTTATTTATATATTGTGGTTCTCAAATAATAAAAATAATGCCCGTTAAGAAAATCAATCTCTAACGGGCATAAACTCAACTATTCACTTTTACCATCCCATCTGTTTTCATATACTCCTGCTCTGTCATTTATAACAAAGACTCTCAGAAGTTCATCGGTCAAGCTCAGACAGCCGTTTTCGTCACCTTTAAGAAATCCCTTATCCATCATTTTCTGAACGGTAGGTCTTGCCCATTCAGGCATATTGTCATCAACATAATTGTAAATCATTTTGCTGTTCAGTTTATTCACATCAGCCTGTAATTTTGCGATTTCTGCTTTCAACTCCGTATATTCCTTACTCATAATTTCTTCCTCGCTTTCTGCCGTTTCATAATCCGGTCTGCAGAACTTTGTTCCCGCAAGATTACTTATATAATATCCTTTTCTGCAGACACCGCCGCCGTTTGCAACAACCGCACTTCCGGCTGACGTGTTTCCCTCAACAGTAGCGAAATAATCTCCGTCCACGCCGGTTACAATTCCCGTATGCGTAAATACCCCGTTATGATTAAATATAACAATATCGCCCCTTTTCGGATTTGCGTACAATTTAAAAAGTCCCGACATTGTCGGGCAATATACATACGGATAATGTTTAAGTAATTGATGAGCCTTATCCACTCCGAAAGTCTTGGTGAAACACCATGTAACAAATACCGCACACCACGGCTGTCCTTGATATTCATTTTTTATATCAAGCCAATACTTAGTATAATTGTTCATACCGGCATTCGCTGTTTTATCATCAAGCTGTGAATTACTTGACTTTTCCAAATAGCCGACTTCATTATCAGCGGTCTGAATCAATTTATCTATTGCAGTCATCTCTTACTCCTTGTCACTGTTAGGTGTATCGTATGTCAATGCACGTTTGCTGTCTGTAAATCCTGTTGTTGTAGGATCTGTAATTGCGTTATATACACTGACAATTACAAGGCTCAAAATGTACGGGCTTGAAACCGCCTTTATAAGTACTTCCCCCAATACCGACCACGAGCTTAAATCCTCGGCTGTAAGTCCGAGATATGCCAGTATCGGCATAATTACAGACAGCAATATCTGTGCCCAAAACATAGGATTTCTCATTCGTACTTTCCAGTTAATCATTTTACATATCCCCCTTCAGTTCATCAATTTGGTGCTGCTGAGATTTAAGTGTATTTTCCGCAATAGCCACTCGTTCAACAACACTGTTGTGTTTTTCTACTTTGCGTTCAAGCTGTTCAATTCTGTACAGTGTCTTATTGTTTGAAACAATACCTGCAATAATAGAACCGCCGAGCGTTCCTACAAGCGACAAAATCGCCACAACAACTGTACTTTCCATAGTCAGTACCCCCCTTATCAGTTATTTTCTAATTTTTCTACTCTTTCGAGCAGGTCTTTTATTGTATTAAATATATCACTCCTTCCTATACAAATCGGCTTTCCGTCTATATAGATATATTCCGCTATATCTCCGTCTTCCGTCAATATATATACGGTTCTTTCGTCATCACTTTCATTTCCCGATTTTGATGTTATGCTTATATTGTCAATCCCCATTTCAACGCTATTTACATAAGAATAAATCTCAAGTCCCGTAACCTTACTTGCAGACTTATCATAAAAATCAATCTCACCGCTTAATTTGGCGGATTCATTATTGTTTGTAATACAATACGATACCGTTTTTGACTCGTAATTGACTTCTATTCGACTATGAACCCAACAGTTAAAAAAGTTGTCTTTCCACGTCAAGTCACTGTTTATGTAATAATACTTTCCGTCTTTTGTGCCTTGCGAAAAAACAACTCCCGTACTGTCATACGAACCTCTGCTTGATTCTCCCGGACGCTGTGCCAAATCAGACAGTCCTATATACCAGCGGTCGGTATTTATTTTCGTATCAAACTCAATTATCAGTTCTTTTGCATTAGCCGTATATTTTGAAAAGTCAAGATAAGCAAAAGCATACATATTCGCTGCATTTGAACCGGTTACAATTTTTTGATACTTGTTGCCGTCACTTTCTTCCGCAACGGATACAGTACATCTATGTATAGCATTAAATTTTGAAACACCATCTGAAAAACCAAGTTCAACAGACATTGACGGCAGTACGCCTACAACTTTTTTCTTCAGATACCCTTCTGTTTCAAGCATATCCACATCAGCCTTACCGTTCCAATTTTGCTTGTCACCGACAGTAACGTGAGTCTCATCACTTCCGATATGGTTATTCACTATATCCTCAAGTGCATCTAAATCTTCGCCTTTTGCCAATCGTATATCTTTCGGCATATTTTATCACCCCACGCTATTCCTTTACAAAATGATCTTTAGGGTTATAATAAATATAATTGTTATCCGTACTCCAATCATTCCAAGAAAGCTTATTCACAATACCGCTACTGATACTCCATAAATATCTATGGCGTCCGTATACCGTTCCATCCGGATAGATTACAGCCTGAACATTATATATCTCACTTTCGTCACCGGATTCGGCAGCCCACGACACTAAAAATACGGGTGCATTCGATTTATTCGGCAGTTGAGCGTTATTTCCGACCTGCACTATATCAGTCTTATATGTACCGTTTTGATACTGACTGTATGTAATTCCGAAACTGTCAATATTACTGCAAGTGCTGATATTATCTTTATCAGACAACAGCATAGCATAAGTGCTGTCCAATGTTGAAGATACCAGTTCGGAGATTTTTTTGTCCACTGCCTGCACCAAGTTCTGTACAAATGAGGTTGTTGCTATTCTCGTTGAAATATCAGATGACGGCGGAGTCGGTGATTTCGGTGTACCCGTGAAAGTCGGTGAATTTTTGTCCGCTTTGCCTGACAATGCCGTCTGTATGCCTTGTATCAGTCCCTGCACAAAAGCAGTAGTAGCAATCTGTGTAGAATTTGTACTGCTTGACGCAGTCGGTGCGGTTGGTGCACCCGTAAAACTCGGTGAATTTTTATCTGCCTTAGCAGACTCCAATGTTTTAATAAGTGCGTCAATATTTACAAAATTCTCATTGAGCACCTCTACATCAATAGTGTCGGACGGTGCCGGCAGTTTAAAATTATGATTTGATGTGTACTTCATTTTTCACGCCTCCTTATAATAAATGTGCATACGGCTTATTGTCTTTAAATACCACATATGCGTTTGCTCCGTTTTCTCTTAAATATACCTCATTGTTTTCTACATACAGCCATGTTCTGCCGTCATAATCTTTAACACCTCCCCATGTAAATATTTTTGCATTGCCCCATGTCCCGAGTTTTTTCTGAACTTCGCTCCAAGTATTGCTTTGAAACTCATAATTCACTTGAAGATGTGCAGGCTTAACCTCATCCACCGCTGATTTTATTTGTTCAAAATTATACGGCACTCCTTTACGTCCGCTGAATTTAACAGCTACTGTATAATTTTTATAATCCTCGGTTATTGTACAGCCTGTCCTGTCATACATTAAAATAAGCTGTTCAAGTTCCGATTTTGTCAGAAGATTATTTCCTTGCAGTCTTGCAATTACTCTTGCTCTCTTAGTTTCATTATCTGACGTAATTTCAGACAGCCCCACGTCTTTTTCATGCAGCAGAAAACTATCTGTGGTAGTAATAAACAAACGCTTATCTTCATCAGAAATATCTTCCGAAACTTTATCAAGTATTGTTTGAACGACATTGTAAAAGTCCTTTACCATTTTTGATTTGCTATAATAATTCGGGAGTCTGTCAATCATTTCAACACCACGCTTTCAAGCACCGGTACCGCTCCGTCTGCTATCTTGATATTTTCTGTTCCGTTGTTGACCTTTAAATCCGTATAATCCTCAACACCCGATATTGATAATATAAGGCTGCCGATTTTGGCATACGATATATATTCCTTTTTTATTGCCTCTCCCGACAAATAGTCTTTTAATACATTTTCAACTGTTGTCTGTATGTTTGATGTATTATCAGCTGTCAGCCTAACTGATATATTTATCATAACGGGTGATGCACTGACCACTGTAACTTCTGCACCGATTGGTCTGTTTTCCTCAATGTGCTCTTTCACTTTTGAAATAAGTTCACTGTCTGCGGGACGGTTATCTGCATCTACAATTACTACTTTTACTGTCCCCGCTCCGTTCCAAAGCGGTATTACTTTTACATCTCCCACTCCGCTTACTTCTTTTGCCCATTCAATATAATGATATTTATTTCCGCTGACATTCGGACGTGACACTTTTTCAAGGTATCGTTCCAATAAGTCTGCATCGCTCTCTGCGTCATAACCGCCTGTAAAATCTGTTATATTCTGAACGGCTGTAATTCCGGGAAGTGTTATAGGAAATCGATTTATATCTCCTTTTTTCACATTGCCTGCACTTCCCGAAACAGTGCAAGTCGCACCGACTTCAACAGAACCGTTTTCAGTAATGCTCACTGTTTCATTAACTTCAAACAGGACATTATCCGCCGCAACCTTTGCACCTTTCAAAATCACCTCACCTCGGTTTCCGCTGATTAGCAGTGTACCTTTTGAATAAGTGGCTGATTTACGAACTATATTCTGCTCGGCTGTCTTGCGGTCAAGGTATTCTCCCTCTGCCGTCACGGCAAATGTGTTTTCTGACAGTCTGCTTATCCTTTTCTGCAACAGATATATTTGTTCTGCCACCGGATAAAGAAGGTCATAAAAAAACGAGCCGACCGAAATATCATATTCTTCCGGCACGCTCGACAGCATATATTCAATTATTTCATCAAGTGTCATATGGTGTATACCTCCGCACTTTTTCCGTAAGCTGTGTTCAATGTGAAAGATATTTTAAGTGTCGCTCCGACTTTCTCCGCAGAAAAACCGCTCATACTATAAATATCCTCATTCCGCAAAAGTGCTGTTTCTATTTCTCTGCGAAGTTCCGATTCTGCGAAATCGAAGTTATATGATTTTCCTATTACCAAATCTTCAATATTTGCACCGTATTGTTTGTCTTTGTATATGGAGTATATGTAAAGCTGTGTCCGCATACATTTTTGCATCCATAGCTTAAGAGCATTAATGCCCGATAAAATAACGGGATTGCCGTCTTTCATAACAAATTCACCGTTACCGAAATCAAAATCAAATGTCTTTTTCATTATTCGGTTACTCCTATCACAACAAACTTGTTGTCGTTGTCATACGGCAATAAAACTACTTCTTTTCCAAGGTATTTGTATTCCGTATGATTGTCCCTCTCTTGTGTTTCATAAATATCAAAGACCGATTTTATATCACTGTCATCAAGTAAAATATTGTTTCCAAGCTGTATTACAAGTTTCGGCAGAGATATAATTCTGCCGAACATCGGTGTATATGATGACGGATTGTCTCTTGCTTTTATGTGCCTCGCTAAATCTGTAACTCCACTCATATCATTGTTCCTTTCCACGAAAAAAAGCGACTACCTAAGTAATCGCTTTATATTTTAATCTTCTTTTATATATTCTCTAAAAATATCTCTTAGCATAAATATGACATAAGTATACTGCATTATAAATTAGTTATTCTGCACCTTTTCAAGCATTATTTTGATAAATTCGTCCTTTGTGAGTTTTCCGTCTAAAACTTCCATACAAAGTTCCTTTTCGTTATCAGAAATCTTGTATCCTTCCATTTCGACAGATGCCACTGCATTATTCAACACCATTTTCTTTTCTCTCAATGAAACTTGTTTCATAAAAAACTTCTTTCTTAATTGATATTAATACTCTACTATGTTTTATCAATACATAGACTACCTAAGTAATCATTTTAATCTTCTTAATCTTCTTTTTCTGAATCTTTAATTAGGTCCTCGGCTTTTTTGCATCCGCCATCTACCCATTCTTCAAATTCAGTCTGTACTCGCACAGACTGATTAATTTGTTCTTCCACCGTTTACACCCACTTTACTCGTTATGAAGAGTATTATACCACAACACATACTTTAAATCAACTATTCATTCAAGTTTACTCAACTCCAGTTTATCAAAATGCCAGCCGTCTTTATAACTGTGACTTGTGCTTTCGATTGCATACTTTACACCGTCTACCGATATAACTTCTCCGGCTCTGGTATAGCTGTCATATTTCTCTACTATTTCAAACGAAAAAGTTTCATTCACCTTTGCATTTTCGTTAAGCTCACGTTTTGCAACTGTATCGGCATTTTCTTTTTCGGTATCTATCTTAACTATTTTCTGCAAAAAGCCATATTTATCAATAAGGTCACGGTTCTGCAAAACCATCAATTCCTTATACACATTATCCTTTTCAGAGGTTATTTTAATAGAGTTATACATCTCCTCAATAGACGTGCTATGGCTTACATTACCTCTATAATCAATTGAATATCCCTGTCTTACATTACTCGCCACCTGAAATTCGGGATAGGCTGTCAAATCTCCGATTTTGTATATTCTCAATCCTTCCGGCACAAAATCAAAATTATAATTCCCGCCGCACTTTTCAAGAATATCTTTGAGTATATCCGATACGGTTTTATCAAAATATATCTGCTTTATATTTGCAGTCAATTCCGGCAGCATTACAATAGATATAGACAAGTCATTACAGATTTCTTTGATAGCATTGGCTGCCGAAATATTTTTAAACTGATATGTCTGACTTGTTTTATTAAGATACCACCCAAGGTCAGCAATCGTATATTTATTACTGTTCTTGTCACCGTCATCTGCCTTTGTTATTACTCCACGAAAAATCTCTGCATTTGTTACCATTCGGATAATATCGCCGACTTGCGGTGTGTACATCAAATCTTTCAGATATGCTGCGTCAGTTTTCGCTATATCAAAAGACATTGTAGTTGCAAGTTCATATATACTGTTTTTCCACGACAGATTTCCTATCATTTCGGTTATATCGGTATCATTTGCATACATTTTCAGTTCATCAGTCGGCGTAATAGGAGTAAGGTTCTGCATTGCAGGATGAATGTTTTCCTTAACTCTGTTATTCCATACAGCTGTAGGTTCTTTTTCTCCGCCGTATGAATTTTCCGAATACATATAGCTTTCCATACTTCCGGAAGATGATGTTCCGTTTGACTTATCGGAGTATTCCGGATTAAACACATAATCATAATTACCGCCTGAAAAGCTCCATGTATGACTTCCCACAGTTCTGCAGTTGCTTGTCCCTCCTGTATTGCCTTCAACAGTAGTAAAACTGTTACCGCTTACGGAAACAATTATTCCTGTATGTCCCTCACGCAGAAATATATCTCCTGCGTGAGGTGTATATGTACCATTTGTAACTTGATGTTTCGAATGAAGTCTGCCGTTTCTTCGTGCCCAATCAATACAGTTAGGGCAGTATGAGTAATTCGGAACTATAC